CCGTTCTTAAAATCTTGGTAGGTGCCGGCGACCAAGTACTCGTCATAGAGCTTGGAGGCGAGCTCTCGCACCCTCGTGTACGATTCGTTGTTGTAGGCACGAATTGCGCCCTTGTACCAGGAGAACTGCCCCGGTTGTTTGATGACACCACAGATGGTGTCCTTCCAGCGGTCGTCCTTGGTACGGTTGATGGTCACAAGCCCTACGGCAAGCTGACCCTTTGACGGTTCGCCTCTCGATTCATGGTACATGTTCGCCGAGAGACAGGCGATCTCTTGTTGACGGTTCGATCCTTCGCCAACATTACTTGCGAGACCTTTACCGCTCGTCACCAGCATTAGCATGGCGAGTAGTACAGATGTTGCTTTCATGTTTTTCTCCTGTAGCGAAGAGGGCGGCGGTATGCCACCCTCTCCTTACGCAGAGGTCCGTCGGGATTAACGGAATGCGTTTGCGCCGCGACGGGCGTATGCCGTGCGGATGTGTTGCTTGCGGGCGGTGCCCAGGCGGTAGTTGGCCAGACCGTTCACCAGGTTGGTGTAGATCGGGTTGCCGGCTTCACGCAGCTTGCGGATGACTTCGTGCGGGTTGCCAGCGCCGAACTTGTTCGCGATCTGATTGGCGGTCAGGGTCTTGCCCTGCACCAGCGCATTCAGCACGCGTTCGGTCTGGGTGGAGTTGGTACGGTTGGTCATGCTATGGTCCTCATCACGTTGGCAGTACAACGGGCAGGAATTGCCCGTGAACAAGTATCATAGGGCGGAGGGTCCCAATGTTTTACAGCCCAAACTTCTCGTAGAACTTCAGACGCGCGTCCTTGAGTTGCTTCAGGTTCTTTGGGACTTCGTCCACGAACACCGAGCACTCACGCTGGTCGTCAACTGCCATGAGGATGACGAGTTCCTCGACCTTCTCGCCAGTGTGCTCCTCCCACATCTGGGAGTACCCGGCAGCCTGCATGAAGTAGTGATCAATCCACTCACGCTTCTTGATCTTGCGGCTCGTCTTGTAATCGATGATGCAGAGCTTTCCACGCCACTTGGCGATCAAGTCAGCCGTACCGGCGATGCGCAGCTTGTCGGTGTACATCTGCAACTCAATGGCACGAACGTCGGACACGTAACCCAGCTGGCGCTGGATGGCGTTGAAGTTGGCCAGGGCGTCGGGCATAGTCTTGCGCCTGACCATCTCAAAGGTATCGTCGCGAGTCAGGTACAGCTCGGACAGAAGGTGTACAGCCGTGCCGCGTGCCGAAGCGTGGGCTGAGATACGGTCTGCCTCCTTTTGACCAACACGCTTGCGCCAGTCATCCAGGAAGCTCTTGTCCTGGATCGCACCCACCACAGATGACTGCGATGGGTACAGCTTACCCGAAGGCACGCGGTAGCGGCGGAAGTCCTCGCCGTTGATCTGCTCAATGGGCTTGAACAACGGCAGGTACTGAGCGCGTAGATCGACGGCGTCGGACGGGACATACATCAGTAGATCACCACGACCTGGCGATACTGATCTTCCCTGCCGCCGTACTCTTCGATCATGTAGCGGACGTCTTCCTTGGTCAGGACTTCGACATCGTACTGGTTGACGATCGACACGTCGATGTGACAGTCAGCGTCGGCGCCATTCACATGGCTGTAACCGTTACCTTCGTCGTCCTTCTGCTTATAGACGTCCAGTTCCTGGTCAATTGTCTGTAGCTGTGCGATCAGTTCACGTACTTTCATGGTCAGTTCCTGTAATGTGAAAGGAGGGGACTAGGCGTCCCCTCCTGTGGTTGTTACGCGGCGCGGGTTACGTCTTCGCGGGCGCAGATGAAGTCCTTGACGAACTTCGAGCGGACGATATCGTCGCGGGTGAACTCAACAGTCTCAACACCATCCATCGACTGGAGGATCTTGACAGTCTGGTTGAAACCGGACTTGTCAGCGCCTCGCAGGTCAGACTGATAGTAGTCGCCACACAGAACAATCTTCGTGTTCTCGCCGACACGGGTGATGACCGAATCCAATTCGTGTCCCGTGTTGTTCTGGGCTTCGTCAACGATCACAATCGCGTTGTCGAAGGTCAGACCGCGTACGAAGCTGGTGCACATGAATTCGATGATGCCATGCGCCTTCAGGATGTCGTAGGCGTCATCCCGACCACAGAGGTCAGAAACGATGTCACGATACGGCGTCTCGTAGTGCATGATCTTCTCGTCCAGCGAACCCTTCATGAAGCCAAGGTCGCGGGTCTGTACAGCAGAACGCACGATCAGCACCTTGCGGAAAGGTGACTTGTCGGCATACTCCAACACTTCTCGCAGCGCGAGGTAGAGGGAGATGTAGCTCTTGCCTGTACCGGCACAACCGTTGAGGACGAGATGGTTCCCGTAGAAGGTCTCAAACACCTGACGCTGAGGCTCGCCGAGCGGGCGGATCTCTTTGGTCAGGGTGATGCCGCCAGCGTTGATCTTCTTCTTGCTGGTGTGCGGCTTACGGTTGGTCTTGTGGACCGGTGCAGACTTGGGTGCTCGTGGCATGTACGGATATCCTAATCGTACTTGATAGTTGATCCTGGACCAGCACGTTGGGAGATGTGTTTCAGCATGTCGCGGAAGTTGGAGTCGGTCTTCTTCCTACCCAGTCGAACACTGTCGCCGATCGCAGGCGCTGCTAGAAAGGTCTGCTTGATGTGTGGGTTCTCTTCAAGAAAAGCCTTTCGTTCATCGTTGGACATGAACTGCTCGAAGACCTCCTGTGTTTCCGTGTTGATGAAATCGTATGTCGGCATTCTATTTATTCCTCTTCGTCCTTACGTTCCTGCTCTTCGACGTGTACCAGGTAGTCGTCGACTGCTTCGAGCAGGGTTGTGAGCTTCATGCCCTGTTTCAGTTCCAGCGCACCGTGAATGACTTCGACGGTCTCCCTGCGCCCGAACTCCGCGCCACGTCGATGCATGATCCATCCGTAGATGGTGCAGACAACTAGCGCAATGATCCACGCAATGGTTGGATCAGTCGGCATACTCCTCTTCTCCCGTGATGATCGTGTAAACCTCTCGCCACCCGCGCGCCTTCAGGATGAAGTCTTCATCCGCGTCGGCGTTGTGAGTATGCTCCATCAAGATCGGGCGCAAACCAAGCTCCAGACCGATCTTAGCATTATGTAGGTTGTCTTCGATCCACCACAGCTGCTCGCCTTCCCAGCGAGCAAGAACTTCGCGCTTGTTGCCGCAGAGCTCGATGATGTTGTGTTCTTCGAACACGTCGCCGAACAGGCTCTCCAGGTTGTAGCGACGCAGCGCCTGCGAAGCGGTCGTACCGCCGAAGGACGTACAGGTCACGAAACGGAAGCCCTTGTCAGCAAGACGCTTGATGTAGTGCCCGGCTTCACCGTGTGGTCGCAAGAATGCCGCATGCGCCGAGCTATTGAACTCGACCACGCGGTCCCAGATCACGGGTTCAGGAAGCTCGTAGTGATCGGCGAGGCGATAGGCAGTCAGATCACCGCAGCGGGTGTAGCCGTACTCGTGTTCCATCCAGATTCGGAAGCCTTCTTCCCAGTCCAGCAGAACTCCGTCCACGTCAGTCAGAATCAACTTCTTCATCATATTCCCCTTCCGGGAGTCCGAGGATCTCGAGAACATCTTCGTCCTCAAGGTCGTCGTAGGTGTGTACATCACAATGACGAAGCGCGTTCTTCACGCGCGCTTCGCTTCGTTTGGTTTCGCGAGGCGGGCGCTTCGGCACCCGCAGGTCGCGGTCTTCGTATCGGCTCACAGCGGGTAGCGCTTCCGGGTCTGGTAGATCTTGTAGCCCAGGCAGCCGACGATGATCAGCAGGAAGACGTATCCCATCACTCGCCTCCCGTGATGCCAGGGAACGCCTTCTCGATCTGCTTCAGGTCCAGACCCTCGGGGATCTTCTTGTCCTTCAGCAGCAGGAGCAGCTTGGCGTCGTCACGATGAACAGCTTCGAGGATCTCGATGAAGACCTTCTCGCGGCGGTTCTGTGCGATGTCGTCGTAGCCGCCGCCCGCGATGAAGATGTTCATGCGACGCGTCTCCTTGATGAGCATGCCCCACTCATCCAGGTTGGACGGGTTGTACGGCGGGTCACCTTCGGGCAGCAGCCACTTGACGTTCTTGTTGACGGCGAGGTTCAGGAACCCGGCGAGCAGGTGAGCCTTCTCATGACCGGCGAGGAACTCAGCTTGCTTGTTCTTGGGCAGCTGAGCCGCGTGTGTCAAGATGTGGCTGATTGGTTGCTTCATGGGGTTGCCTTTGTTGTTAGAAGTCGTTGATCGACGAGTGAAGATTCTTGAGACCGCGCGAAATGAAGAAGTTGACCAGCTTCGCACGAGTCTTGCCAGCTTCGCTTTCATACTGCTCCAGGACTTGGCGGCGGATGTCTTCCGGCACGAAGTCCAGGTCGATCATCTGTTGGTTGCGCTTCCAGTTGCGGAGCAGCGTCTCCGAAGCCGGATTGTCGGGGTACGACTTGATGTAGTCGTCCAGCTTGGCTTCCATGACCGGCTTCTGGCGCTTGCCAGCGGTGACCAGAACGTCATCGTCGGACAGGAAGTTGGGCACGCCGTCGCCCGTGTCACCTCGGATGATCTGTTCAGCGAGGAAGCGCTTGGCATTGCCGACACGGATGTCACGCTTGTTGACGTGATCCCACTGCGAGACGTTGTCGTACTTCTGCAGCTGGGCATAGTCCTTGTCGCCCGAGACGATCTTGATGTCGACGCGATCGAAGCCCATGACCAGATCCGAACCGAAGTGGTTGGCCAGCACGCCGATGACATCGTCACCTTCAGCACCGTCGACTTCGATCACGCGATACGGGAAGAACTCCTTCAGCTCCGCCTTGATGACGGCGAAGGACTCAAAGATGGTCTTCCAGTCCATGCCGGACTCTTCGCGCTTCTTGGCACGGTTCGCCTTGTAGTACGGATAGACCTTCTTGCGCCAGTTCGAGCGCGAGTCACAGGCGATCACGATGTCACCGTTGAAGTCCTTGAACTTCATGCGGATCGCACGAAGGCTGTTCAGGACCATGTGACGCAGCATGCTCTCATCGAGAGGTGCGTCGGTATGACTGCCAAGCTGTCGGGACAGGTTGGCGATCATGATTTGCTGGAAGTCAATGAGGATCATGCGTGTATGTAGTTCTCAGTATGCGAGGCGGTCCACGTCCGGGACGGCGAACTCGCTGCCAATGTCGAAGAGGTTGGAGTTGGAGAGCGGCAGGATTTCCGCAGTGAACTCTTCGCCTTCAGCTTCCCAGCTGAGCTTGGCGCGCACCGCGTCCACCTTGTAGGTGTAGTCTTCCGTGAAGACATGGCGCCCTTCCAGGTAGACGAACACGGAGTAGTAGTCGCTCTTCTTCTTGCTGTTCATGATATTGGTTCTCTTGCTCAATGGTTCTTTTCGATGGCACGGTAGATGGGCGACTTGACTTCCTGCCAGTACTGGTAGTTGCCTTCGTCGTCGCGCCACTCCATACGGGTGACAGGCACCTGCCGCTCGACGTACTCGAAGAGACGGCAGTCACCGTGCCCGAGGCGGACGTAGATCTTGAACACGCGCTTCCACGTGTGACGTTCCTGCCAGACCTTCTCTTCTTCGCGACGCTTGAATCCCCAGATCCAGTCGCCCAGGCGGTCACAGTTGAACTTCATGCGAATACCCTCAGCAGGATGCACTCTTCGTTGATACGACCGTTGCCCTCGGACGAAGCGGTCTTGATTGCGTCGAACGCCTTCGGCAGAGCCTTGACCGCGCCGGAGGTAAAGCCCGACAGCTGCTGCTCCGGCTTGCGAAGCGTCTTCTGTCCACTGGCGACGTAGTTCTGCAGCGTCGTGCCCTTGACCGAGAACCCTCCTTCGCCCGCTTGGTAGAAGGCGATCTTGCGATACTTGGTGTTGAACACCCACAGCCACTGCGCACCGATGATCTTGTCGGGCGAAACGGACGCGATCTTGTACTCGTCGTCCTTGACCTTGTACTTCAGACGCTTGACCAGCTTGTCAGCCTTGACCGGCTTCGGCTTGCGGGTCTTGCGCACCGCCTTGGCAACCTTGGCGAAGGAGTCGAGATCGGCATTCAGCTGCACCATGAAGGCAGCCAGCTTCTTGCGGGTCGCCAGGAACAGATGCGAGTAGGCTTCGTCCAGTTCGGGGTCACACTTCTTGCCGGCGAGCTCAACGAACTCCTCGGTCTGGAAGGCGAACACACGCTTCAGCTGGTTGGCAGCGTTGGCGCTCACGCCTTCTGCCTGCAGCGTCGTGTAGATAGCGCGACCCGTGCCGTCGCCGGTCTCCATGATGGCTTCGATCTCTTCCTCGATCATCCGAACCAGCATCGCCAGGTTCTTGACCTGCTTGGGAGCCGGAGCTACCTTCTCGATCGGGTTGCCGTCGGAGTCCAGGTCGTCCTCGTTCTGCTTGCTGAGGACGCCTTCAAAGTAGCCGAGGGCTTCTGCAGAGTAGCGGAGGTCGAGGGGCTGGTTGCGGTTGAAGAGGCGAGCGACCGCGCTATGGGTCGGGACCAGCTTCTTGATCTTGTTGGCGACCGTCTTGATCGAGTCGCTCTTCCACCCATGGCGGGTCAGGAATTCGACGACCCAAGCCTTGCGGACTTCCGGGTCATCGGCACAGACGTTGTACCAGTTCAGAGCGCGGGTGAGCTCGGCGGTACTCGGTTCCGTGACAAAGCTGGGTTCGTCGCCCAGCTTCAGGGTGGCAAGGGAAGTGGCACGCTTCTTCTGCGGCTTCTTGGACTTGCCAGAGATTTTCTTGAGAGCGTTTGCAGCCATTTCAGCCTCCGGTAGAGGCACGAATGATGACGACCTTATCAGCCAATGTTTTCATCGCCGTGCTTGTTGAGCATTTCTTGCCACATGTACTGCAACTCACTCCATGCGACAATGGCGCGCTTGGACTCGGTTTCCAGTCGTAGAGCAGGTTCACCATGCTCGTCCGTATCGACCTCAATGTTATAGACCTCTCCCGGAACCAGTTCACGCATGAACTGGTTGAGGAGGCTCAAGGACTCGTCGAGCGTCATTCGATCCTCCATTCAGCACCGCCAGCGAGGAAGTACTTCGGGAAGTCGCGCTCACCGGGCGGCGCTACCCACGGGACGGACGGCACCGACGGATGCGGGAAGAACGGCAGGGGCACCACCGGAGTCGGTACGTTCGGCACGATCCACGGGTCGTTCTTGAAGGCGTTGCAGGAGGAACAGCCAGTCACGCTCGGCGCATAGACGCGCGAGCAACGTGGACAGGACCAGCCGGTATTCATTGGGTTCATCAGGGACTCCCAAGATCTAAATATTGGTTTGGGTGTAGAAGGAGAGTGACATGGTCACAAGCGAAGCAGGGAAGAACCTGATCAAGAAGTTCGAGTCGCTACAGCTCGTCGGCTATCTTGATGCAGTGAAGATCCCTACCATCGGATGGGGAACAACTCGCATGGACGGGCGCAAGCCGAAGGTCGGCGAGAAGATCACGCTTGAGAAGGCTATCCAGCTCTTTGACGCAGACTTGGCAGAGTTCGAAGACGGTGTTCGTGACAACGTCCGCGTTCCTCTGACACAGCCTCAGTTCGACGCGCTGGTCAGCTTTGCGTACAACGTCGGTATCGGCAACTTCAAGAGCAGCACGCTGTTGCGTTTGATCAACGCTGGTGCACCGGCTCGTGACATCCAGCCTCAGTTCCTGCGTTGGAACAAGGCAGGCGGCAAGGTCCTCAAGGGACTCACTCGCCGCCGCCTCGCGGAAGCAGTTCTGTTCGGACCGGCTCGCGCCGACGAACTGGTCGCTGTTTACCGACTGGACGTCTGAACCAGGTAACCAAGGAGCGCGTTCCATTCTTGGGCGCGCTCCTTCCATCCATACATCGTGTCAGCGTACAACTTCTGTACTTCCATCGCTTCTGCGTTCTTGCCGATAGCGCCGTGTTTCACGTTCAGGATCGCTTCACGCAACGTGATGTAGAACCGGTTGACGTGACTCTCGAGATCCTCCGTCCACTGGTACTCGTGGGCAAACCCCGCCGTCGTTTCTGGAAGAGCCGCATAGTTCGGCGCCACGACAACGCAACGCGCGCTCATAGCTTCCATCGCACAGATACAGGACGTCTCCATCCAGATCGATGGGTAGGCGAAGATGTCTGCACGCCCAAGGGCGGCGCGGACGACTTCCTGCGGCTGACTGCCGTGGTAGTTGATCTTCGGATGAGCGATACATGCGTCGATGACGCTACGGAACTGTTCGTCGCGTTCCTTCCAGCCGTACAGGGCGAACGACGAGAACACGTCCAGTTCCAGTTCGGGGAACTCTTCGCTCAACGCACCGAACACCGGGACCAGCAGGTTGAGACCGCGATGTGGTGTCGGGTGATAGATCAGACGGATCTTGCCATCTTCGCCCTTCTTGATCAGCTCTTCCGGGATCGGCTCGATGGCGTTCTTGATGACCACGCCCTTGCTCGCCGGGATACCGTATGCCAGCTGGTAGCGTTCCTTCTGCCAGTTGGAGACGTAGACCAATCGGTCGAACTCCGCCAGGCGCTTCGGATCAGCGAGGTGATGCGATTCCGGGTCTTCCGGAAGGTCATGAAGCCACAGCACGTTCGGCTTGTCTGCGGCGACGTATCGGACACGTGAGCGGATGACGTTGACCTTCGAGAGTACGTCGGGCGAAACGTGACGGGCGAGACCGGCTCCCATCAGCTCGGTCCCGCCCATGGCGTTCTGGTCAACTTCGTTGCGGTCGTTCTGTAGACCAGTGATGTTCAGCGGCATCCGGATTCCTCATGTTGTTCGTCCTGGAACTCCTCAAGACGGAAGACCGACGCGGCGTAGAACGAACGCCAGCCGCCAGCCTGCAGGTCGAAGGCGCGCACCAGGTCGGTGTCTTCGTCGATGGTCTGGGTGTACTCGTAGTGCGGAGTCAGGTCACGCCCGGTGACCTGCGCGATCAATTCCGCGCGCGTGGTACATACCATGTGTCGGACGCTTCCGTCCGCTTTCTTGAACGAGAGATCGAGAGCTCCTTCGCTGAGAGCAATACGAATAGAAGCAGGATGATACGGCTGTTCATTGTTGGTCTGCATGATCTTGTAGTCGGTGGTTATTCGGTGAGGAACGAAGGTCCGCCGAAGATGGCGGTCGATTCCTTGGCCAGGAGGTAGGTCTGCAGCGCCGGTACGCCGCCGTGCAGGACACCGGACTCGGTGACGATCACCGGGTACGAACGAGCACCGAACTGCAGGACGTCCTCGCGGACGAAGTCGCGGTCCAGCTGCTTGTACTCATACGGTACGCCACGGGCGTCCAAGAAATTCTTGACGGTGTCGCACTGCTGACATTGGGTCTTGCCGTAGATCGTGATGCTCATGATGGTTCCTTGATTCCACGCAGCTTATCTGCCAGCCACGTGCATTTTTCGATGTCGAGCGGAGGCATCTTGATGATGCGCACGCCCTGCAGACTTCGGATGTAGTTCTCTTCGTTGGTGATCTTGCCGTCAAGGCTGAAGCCGTGCGGGTTGAACTCGTATTCCTTCGAGATCAGCGGGCAGTGCCAGCTGCTCGTCGGCTGCACCATCGGGATGTGCGGATGTTTGGAGTTCTCAAAATTGTAGGTGAACGAACCCTCAAAGAAGTCGAACCCAATGAGCGTCACCGGCACGCCAATCTTGTTGAAGAACTCGACCGCCTGTAGACCCTGCGACACGCGCGACAGACCACGCTGCGTCTTGTTGACCTTCTTGTTCAGGGCGAGGATGTCAGTGGTCGTACCGGTCATGAAGAAGTCGCGGTACACCTGGATCTTGCCCGTGTACATGTCGGTGTTGCAGACCAGTGTGTCATGACCTTCGTAGACGCGTACCTGCGACGGGGTGAAGATCTTCCAGCGACAGTCAGCGAACGGAGTCCAGTGCGTGGCACGACCCGGTCCGAAGAACCAGACGTCTTTCTTGGTGCCAACGTACTGTGCCAGTTCCGGCATCGGCACGCCCTTGCCCAAGCGGACGACGATGTCGAAGTCGTCGATCCTCTCGCCGTGCTTGTCACTAGATAGTAGGCTGATGGCGTTGCCGACGATGACAACGCGCTTGTCGCGGATGCCGTGCTTGAACAGTTCAATGCAGCGGTCGTTAAGTTCTTTGTTGTACACTTCGCCACTCCTCGGCGAAAGGAACGCCCTCGTATCCCTTGAGCCACGGACCACCATCGGTGAAGTGCACGGCGCGCGGGTTCTCACGGTCGTAGCCATAATAGCCGACCAGCGAATTGTATGTAGGATCGACGCTACCGATGCGGTCCTCGCTCATGACCCACTGGAAGCGATGCATCTGCGACGGAAGCGCTTCGTTCACATACTTCGGCGTCAGGCTGGTGCACCACTTGTTCTCGAACAGCATCAGACTGCTCCAGTTCTTCTTCGGGTACCACTCCTGAACCTTGTCGTCCATCTTGATGCTACTGAGGCAGTCCGCCGACAGGTCGTGCTTGACGACATGCACGTTGTGCTTCGCGTCGTTGTACTTCTCGAACACTTCCATCGGGTTACAGCGCCAGAGGAAGTCGCTGTCGCAGAACAAAGAACGACCGCTGTAGCCGTTGAGGAACGGAACGAGGAAGCGCGTCAACGAGAACTCGGTCGAAGCCTTCTCATCGACTGCTCGCCAGTACACGCCACGCTGCCTCAGCTCCGATTGAACGAGCGGATGGATCAGCGCCGGGTCAAACCCGTGATCGATCATGCTCTGACGGCAAGCGTGGTATGCCACGTCCTGCGAAGAGTCGTAGCCGATGTAGACGTTGAGAGGTTCTTTGGCGTGGATCACTTGACTGGTACCCTTGTCGTGACCACGTTCGGGTTGTTCGAGTCCCAGAACTGGTCGTTGTTGTAGATCAGATGTACTTCCATGCCAGAGAAGTGTTCTTCCATCTTCTCGACCCAGTAGAGCAACGGCTTCACGGTGACGTGCATGTTCTGACCGTCTTCGATGAACGCGCGGCGATCCGAGCGTCCGCTGATCGTGAACAAAAGGGTTGCGCCGTCCTTGGCCAAGGATGCGATGTCTTCAAGAACGTAGTCGACATCCAACACGTGTTCCATGACGTCCGTACATACGATGTAGTCGCTCAACAGAGTCGGGCGCTCGCTGTACAATGCGTAGCCTGGATCATACAGCTGCCAACCAAGGTGCCGGACGCCAAGCGGTAGAAGATGCTTCAGGTAGTTCGCCTTGCCGCAACCGTAGTCGAGAACACGACCTGGATGAGCTTCAAGCATGCCAAACAGCTTCTTGGCGATCTTGCCGAAGCAGTCGCCTGTCCAGAGTTCGTCGCCGATGAAGGTAGCGGGCGCGTCATCGAACAACACCCTGCCGCCCTCGCTATGAAGGCTGCGATAGCGGCGAAGGAGCTCTTCTTGCTTTAGGCTGTAAGTTCCCACGCCTCTTCCTCGCCGTTCAACTTTTCGAACACTACATAGATGTTCTTGCGGGTCAGTCGCTTGATGCGTTCCTTCCACCAGTCAGGCTCACGAACCGTGCAGTGCAGGTTCTCACCGTCAGCGAAGTGCTTGACGGCTGGTCGGCAAGAGATGGTAAATAGGATGTAGCCCTTGCCGCTGATCATCGACCCGATCTCTTCGAGCGTCTTCTGGACTGCCTCTTCAGGCACGTGCTCCATGACGTCGGCACAGATGACGATGTCGAAACTTTGCTTTGGCGGCTTTTGAGCGTAGCGTGCAAACCCTGGGTCGTAACACCAGTAGGTCTGCAGATGATGTGATGGGTGCAGGTACTCAAGCAGCGGCGCTGCGAGGCGAGTTTCCTTGTACATGTGTTCAGCCTTGCCGCATCCGTAGTCAAGGACGCGCGGCGCACGGTCTCGGAAGTCGTTCTCGAGCACCATCATGAAGCGCGGCAGCAGCTTGTCCACAAAGTTTGACCCATCGAACAGCTTGTCGCTACGATACTCCTTGCCCTTGATCACGTAGGCGACTTCGCCCGTGTGGAGCTTCTGGTAGTCCGCTAGATACTCTTGTGGTGACTTCTTACTCATGATGACCCTTCTTTGTGATCGAATCCAAGGTTCCACTCGTTTGAGCGAAATTTGGACAACATTGATCGAAA